TATACCCTTCGTTGTCGGTTTCTCGTTTATCGTTCTTCGTAACCCAATGCTTGATCGGGCCGCTCAGCCCCAACGATCGAACAAAAGCTCTGCTGAAATCAGCAGCGAGGACGCGACCAGCACCGGTCGCACCAGGGCCGCGCCGTGGCGCAACACCAGGTGAGAGCCCAGCCAGGCACCCAGCAATTGGCCGGCCGCCATCACCGCCGCCACCGGCCAGCGGATCTGCCCGGCCGGCAGAAAGATCAGAAGTGCCGCCAGATTGCTGGCGAAGTTCAGGAGCTTGCTGTGCGCCGTGGCGCGCCGCAGGTTGTATCCGAGCAAGGCCACATAACCCATCGCGAAGAAGGTCCCGGCGCCGGGACCGAAGAACCCGTCATAGAAGCCCACCCAGAACCCCACCGTAAGGGCAAAGAGTGGCGTCGCCAGGCGTTGCCGGCTGTCCAACTCCGAGACCCGCGGCGAGAACAGAAAATACAGGGCAAAGCCGATCAGCAGCAGCGGGATCAACTGACCGAGCAGGGCGCTGTCCAAACGCTGGACCAGGAGCGCCCCGGCGGCTGAACCGAAAAAGGTACAGGCCGCCGCGAAGGCGGCCGCGCGCAGGTCCACTTGACCCTTGTGGATGAAGTTGGCCGCCGCCGTGCCGCTGCCGAAGACCGCCTGCGCCTTGTTGGTCGCCAGGGTCTCCACCGGGCTCAGGCCGGCCCACAGCAGCGCCGGGATGGACAGCAGACCGCCGCCCCCGGCAATCGCATCGATGAACCCGGCCAGCAAGGCCACCAGGAACAACACGCTGAGGATATCGACTGATTCCACTGGAGAGGCCAAGGTCGGCTGACTGAGTCAGCCATTGGACCCGCAAGCGCGCGACAATGCCAGCGGCACGCCGCTGGAGCCTCAGCGTCCTTTCCAGGATGATCGCGTGACCGCCCACGCGATCTGCACAGCGGACGCGCCGATTGGCTTCATTTTTTATCGAGACGCCACATACTCGCGCAACACAGCATCAATGCGCGTCTGCCAACCTTTGCCGGTGGCGCGGAAATACGCGGTGACTTCCGGCGAGAGTCGGATGGCGACGCGCTCTTTGGTCGCCTCGGCCTTGGGGCGCCCAGGGGGGCGCTTCATTGCCGAGAGCGGGCGCAACTCGGCCATCTCCTCGTCGGTCAGCTCATGGGTGTCTGGGTCCGCCGCAATGCCCTCGCGAATGCGCTTGGTCTCTTCCTCGGTGGGGATGCGGTATTGCCTACCATTCTTGTCTGCGATGTACATAGTGCTTGACCTCTTTGGGCGTGATCGAAGCTTGAGCCGAATCTGTGCCGTGCCGGCGGGGGTGCCGTCGGCGCGTTGGCGCGCTACGATGGTGGCCATGGGTGCGCTGGCTCGTGTCGGTGCTACAAGCCGCGCCATGTAAGACTCCCGTCGCACCGCGGCAACCGAATCACGCGGAATAGTGCTAAATAATGACGAATGCAGCGACAGGAAATCCAGCAACAGAGGACGATTCGAGAAAATACAAAGGCTCGCGGTTGTCGGTTGCCCCCATGCTGGATTGGACGGACTAACGCGGTAGAGCGTTGTTTATAGTCTTTTTTTGTTCGTATGACCGCGTTGCTTTAGCGATTTCGTAGCATCGACAGATCAGCCGCGACCACGGCCGCAGAGTCCCGCTGCGCAAGCTCGCCGGTCGCACCCACCACCCCGGAGTCGCGCCCCCACTTGGCAAGCAGCCGATCAGACACATCCGCGAGCTGCGACAACGCCGCCCCCGTGGTCTTGGCCTGGGCATTCGCCGCATCCCTCTTGCAAAACCAGCCGCGTGTCGGCCGCAACAGGCTACGGCGCAGCCCGACCGCATCGGCATGGCGTGCATGGGCAAGCCATGAATCAATCGTCTGCTGCACCCGCTCCCGACTGATTTCTCCCTCGGCATACAGCCGCCGCAGCCGCTTCAAGCTGCGCGCCATCCGCCGGATCGACGAGCGGCGCAGCCGGCGGTGCGTCGGCCACATCCGATAGCCAAGAAAATCCAGGCCCTGACCGCCCAGAGCCACCGGGAACACCTGCGTCTTGGCGTTGGTGCGCAACCGCAATTGCTCCCACAAGAACGCCTCGATCTGCGCCCTGACCTCATGCAGCCAATCCTTGTCGTAGTGGAACACGACGAAGTCATCCATGTACCGGATGTAGCGCCGGCAGCCGAGCCGATGCTTCGCGAGCAGATCCAGTTCGTGCAGGTAAATGTTGGCCCACAACTGGCTGGTCAAGTTGCCGATCGGCAAACCGCGCGGCGCCAGCGCGCCAGGCTGGACCGTCGACCCGAGGATTTCATCGCATAGCGCCAGCGTGCCGTGGCAGGTCATGCGCTGGCGCAGCAAGCGCGACAGCACGCCGTGATCGATGCTGGCAAAGTACGCCGCGACATCGCCCTTGAGGACATACACCCGCCCATGCGCGCGCTGCACCTGCCGCAGCATCTCCTGCGCGCGATCCGCGCCCCGATGCATCCCGCGCCCCGGCCGGCACGCATACGAGTCCGCGATAAAGCGCGCCTCCCACACCGGTTCGATGGCCGCGACCAGGCTGTGCTGCACCACGCGGTCGCGGAACGGCAACGCGGCCACCAGGCGCATCTTGGGCTCCTGCACGACAAAGCGTCGATAGGCGCCGGTGCGATACTCGCCCCAGATCAGCTCGTTCTGCAGCGCGATCAGCTCGCCCTCCAGGTCCCGCTCAAACCGCATCACTTCCGGGCGCGTGCGCTTGCCTGCGCGCGCCCGCCGGTAAGCGCGCTCCAGCGCCGCGAAGTCGTAGATCTGAGGCAGCAGGTCCCCGTAGGTTTTAGCCATGACAAATCAGGCGGCGGGCGCGAACGGCCGCTGACGCTACTGGAACGGCCCGCCTGTTCAGTATTCCGGCACGGGCGCGCGCCCGCACCGTGGATTGCGTGTCCTTTTGAAAGAGGCACTGCCGCGCGGCCCGGTAAGCCGCGCGTTTCTGGCGCATCTCAAGAGCGGGCCGGGCGCCGATGTTCGCGTTGGCGTTCGTGCGCGCGTTGTTCGCGTTCAGCGCAAACGCGCCGGCAATGGCCGCGTTGTTCCAGTTGCCACCCCGAACCGGGACCCGCTCGCCCGTCACGTCGACATAGAAGCCATCCCCGCCCAGACCGGTCGCGGCGATCGGCGCCAGCCCATGCGAGCGCAGCAGCGCGAGCGCGGCCGCGCCGACCGGCGCAGCGCCCGGATTTGTCATGCCCTCGATTGACGACCCGCTTGCGCGCACAAGGGTGTAATCCGCAGTGCCGGATACGGCATAGCGCACTGTACCCGCCGTGCCGGGGGCAACTAGCGCCCCCGTCGCCCCGTCGATCGCTTTCCATGCTGACGACGCGGCGCTCAGATCGGCGCCGGATGCGTCACGTTCGCCATCAGGTAGTCTCCAATTGGATGCTGACGCTTGGATACGGGTCAGTTCCGGTCGCAACGATCGCCTGCTCATCTACGGATACTGTCACGCTGGTTGCCGTGTGCGACACGTAAACAAGCGCAGCCGATAGGGCGAGCACGACAGCGGGCGACGCATCCACCGTCAGCCGCACGCCATCACGCGCAGCGACCACGCCCCACAAACTGATGCCGATCGAGATCATCAGTACAGCGCGACGATATCCGTCGCGGTCGTCCCGGTCTCCAACACCTGCGTCACCGCGATCGGCAACACGGTCCCGGCGCGCGCCGCGGCGAAGAGGACTGGAGTCTGGGCGCCGACCATCACTGCCGTAATGTCGCCGTCCGCGCCGACGTACAGCCCTCGGCAAGCAGCGAACCCAACGGCATCGCTTGGAGTCACCGCCAGCGCGGTATAAGCCGGGGCCGCATCGGTCGGGCGCGGCGGCGGCATGATTGTGATCGTGGATGGCATAGCGTCTCCTGGTGATGCCTCACGATAGCGTCACGACACGATCGCCCACACCCGCGGGTCTACGGCGGCGCCAAGGGCCTTGGTGACGCCCGCCGCTTGAGCCGGCGCAGCCGCTTCCGGATCGCCCTGACCGCCCGCCGCGGGTCCGCTCGGTTTGCCTGCGTCCGCTCCTGCATCGGCCCCGTCGGCGCCTCCCGCGCCCGCCCCGTCCGCATCTGTCGTGTCACCCTGGTCCTGCCCTCCCCCGGTCATCACTTGCATCCACGGCCCCACGAGCGATGGATTCAGCGGCGCGGCGCCGAGCGGCCCATCCAGCGGGTCCCATCCTTCCTGCGCCCGGATTTCGTTCACTGTCAAGGCGGCCAGGCGCAGGGCATGGGTCCGCTGCTCGTCTTTTGGATCGAGCCCCGTCCAACGGAAACACCACTGCGGCGCGTCGATCAGGAAGTCCGAGAAGATCCCTTCCATGTACGTCAACAAGGGGCGCAGCCCGGAATCCTTGGATGCTGCGAGCTTTTCGGCGGTGTCGCTGCCGGCCAGCGCCGACGTGCTGCCGCCCGTGAAACTATCAAAATTGATCTCCGACGGGCTCATGCCGTAGACGGCGCAGATGATCGAGACGAGGAATGTCATCCACTTCGCGAAGGCCATTTCGTCATGCGCAACGCCGATCGGCTCAAATGTCGCCTTGGCGTCGGCGTCGCGCGAGGTCATGACGGGCAGTGCCCAGGCGTTGTTGACGCCCTTCACCATGCCGTTCCAGCGCCGCTTGAAATTTGCCAGGTCCCGTTCGTCGTACTGTCCGACAAGATGCAGCAGGCCCTTCGGGATCGCGTTATCGTCGAACCCGCGGGCGTTGTAGGTCATCGCGTTCAAGAACCCGGTGACCACGCGCACCAGGATTTCGGTCTCGCCCATCCCGTAGCCGGCCAGGCGCACGTCGGCTCGCGGGTTGCGCGGCTCGTAGACGAGGTCGTCAATGCTGTAGGAAGTGACGATCCGGCCGCCGACCACCTGGACGGCCATCACCTCATCGTCGCCATCGTAGCCGTGCTCGCTGCACAAGCGAATCGTCGACCCGTCTAGCGCGTAGAACCCGTCCACCGTGCCCCCGCGCTGCCGCTCGGTTTCAATCGCAGCGGCGTCGTAAATCAGGGATTCGCGAGCCAGTTTGGCGACAAACTGGCTGAAATTGTCGCGTCGCAGCCGGCGCCGCTGCCGCGGGTCAAACTCGGTCCCGCAGTGGGTGAACACGCGCGCCAGCAGGTCCCGCTGCTGCTGATCCGTCTTGCTCAGATCGTGCGTCCGGTCCACGTGGGTGATCATGAATCCCGGACCATCGCCGCCGTCTTGGACCTGGCAGAAGCGTTGCGCTTGCCGCACGCGTGCCAGCACGACTGCGGACAGCACGGGTGTCTGTTCGACCATCGCGCGGAGCGAGTCGAAATTCAGCGACCCAGGCCGCTCGTAATAGGACCCGTAGGATAGCGTTTGAAACCCATCCAGGAAGACGGACTGCATCCCGCGGGAGCGGGCGGAAGTCCTCCCAGGAGACTCGATCGCGCGAGACTTCGCCAGGTCCGCGCCGCCCGAGAAGTACGACACCACCTCGGACAGCGCGTCCAGCGGGAGAAGGTCACTCTCCGTCGGAGCATAGATGCGCTGCATCTCCGCGATCATGCCAAATCGGTCGCTCATGCCAAATCGGTCGCGCATCACGCATCCGGCCGCAGCAAGATCGCCGCGTCGTATGGCGGCAGCGACAGCGTCGTGATCGGGGTGCCGTCCCACGGCGGCTCGAAAGGACCGGGGATGCGCAGGAAGGGGCCGCCCAGGCCGACAGTCACCGCGACCGGGCTCATATTGGCCACCACAATGCCCTGCGCGAAATCACGGCGGAACACATCCGGGTTGCCGCGGCCGATCCAAATTTGATCGACATGCACCGGGGCTCCCGATTGCCCCACATCAAACTGGAGCGCAAAGTTACCGCCGACAGTCGGGCGCACCGCCCACACGAATTTCTGCCAGCCTTTCCCGCCCCACACCGTGAACCCCTCAGATGCGAGGTTTGCTCCCAGCCTTGGCGCAATTCTCCGCGTGGTCGCCGACCACGCCGCCCAGCACACGGCGTGCATCTGCCCTGCTGTCAGTGCGACGGTCGGCCCGGTTGCCCGCGCATCCTCGATATACGCGGACACGGGCGCAGTCGGTGTCAACAGCAGCGACCCGCTACCCGCATACGCCCGCACCGTCGACCGCGCCGCGGTGCACCGATTGCCGCTCCAGCCGGCGGCATCAGCCTCGAAACTGCCGTTCGCAAACAAGTTGTTTTCGGCGATAAACACGTCCGCATCATAGATGCGCACCGGCGCGGACGTGGCCTCGCCGAGGTATCGACGGTGCGCCATGCGCGCGGTGTAATCGGTCTTGTCGACCGACGTACCATAAAGCGGGCTGCCGGGCGTCGTGACCACGGCCATCCATGGATAGTAGATGTCCGCAAGACCGCCGACCCAGTTTTTCGGGGAAAAGCTCCCGTCCACCAGCAGCGCGGCGGCCATCGCGAGCCGCGCGGGCGCATCCGATGTTGGCGGCGGATTCGCCGCCCCCGGATTCGTCAGCGTGGCGGGGCGCACGTGCACATCAACGATCACCGGGCCAAACGCCGAGTAGGCTCGGCGGGCGAACAGGATCGCTAAATCCGAGTCGACGCGGCGATAGTCGAGGATCGCCGAGCCGTTGGTGTAGGAACAGTCGAGCGCCGCCTCGGCCTGCAAGCCATTGCCTGCGTCGAGCCCCGCTGCCCGCAGATCGCCGCCAAGAATCATCACCTGCGTCAGCCCGCGCGCATCCAGCGCGGCGCGCAGCCAGGCCGCCATGGCGTCCAATCCATTGCCCCACAGATTGTCTCCGAGCGCCGACACCGCCGCATCGGCCGCGCCGTCGTTATCGGCATCGCACGCGCGGGCCGTTTTCGCTCCACCATCCTGAAACCACTGGAAATCCGAGTCCCACAACACCGCGCCAAGCGCGGCCGCGGCCTGGGTACCCGTGCCAGTCTTGTCGCAAAATACCGCGACGGCTTCGGCGCGGGCCTGTCCGTAGGTCTTGCCGGCGGCATCGACCGGGCACGTCGTCGCGATGTTGAACACCCAATTCAGCGGATGCGCCGGGCTCGCGTTCCCGATCACATGCTGGGCGATGATGGACCCGGCCGGATGCGCAACCCCGATCGACTTATAAGCCCGACCCAGGGTCAGCACATTGCCGCTTTTGCCCGTGATCTCGCAGTGCTCTGCCGCGGCAAAACTGGCGCGCGGCACGGAGTAGATCACCAGATACTGCCCGACCGTGAACTGACTGCCATCGAGCACAGTCACCGTCGTGCCAGTCGCGGTCAGCGCGGTGCTGGTCGTCGAGCCGGCAAAATACAGCCAGTGCCCCGCATACACCGGCCCCACGCCGGTCGTCGTGGGGCCAGTGGAGTCGAACGGCATCCCATTGCCGGTCCGGCCGGCGACATCAGTCCACCCTTGGTACTCCTGGGGGCAGTCGACCCGCCCCCACACCAAGTCGGGATTGATCACCTGCGCCGCCCCGATCCCCGCCGCCCGCGTTGGCTTGGCGCACGCGAGATCGAAGCACGCCATCGCCGCGGTCGGCGGGTCCTGCATCATCGTCCCGAGCGACGCGCGGGGGAACGCGGTCAGGGTCGCCAATGGCCCGGTCATCGTGCGCGTGCGCACCGCCGGAGCGGGGATCGTCTCAAGCCAATCACGCGTCGTCACCGGCACCACCGGGGGCACAAACGCGGCCGGGACCGCCGGCCGATCGGAATAGAGCGTGGCCAGACAGTGCAGATACGACACCGTGGTCGCGGCGACTGAATGCGCCACGGTGACGGTGACCGTCTGCGGCGCGCTCCAGTCGATCGCCAGCGCCGCCGCGCTCGGCCGCGGCGCCACAATAACATTCGCCGACCGCGCAATCGACGCCAGATCGCCGGCCCCGGCCGTCGTGGCGGTGCCGATAAAATCAATGCGGCCGGTCATCCGGCCGGTGGTAGCGCTCCAGCGGCGCAGCGCCAGCGAGATCACCGCCAGCCGATACGCGGCCTCGGAAATGATGGACGCGAGGTTATCCTCGTACACCTTGACCGCGCCAATCTTGACAGCGATCGTGAGCCCCGCGGCGCCGCCGCTGGTGTTCATGTATTCGCCCTGGAGCTCCAGCGCCAGCCATTGCCCGTCGGTCGCCAGTGCGCCGGCCGGGATCACAATGCTGGCGATCGTCGTCGCGGCCGTCGAATTAGCCACCGTGACCTGCGTCGTAGACTGCGCGACCAGCGGCGGCGGCAGCTCGAGCAGATTGGCCCCGCGTACCGCCGGCAACTGGTTATCCGCCGCCACGGCGAGATAGCCGATACTGCGATGATCGCCCCACACATGCGCCTGCTCGCCGAGCGCCCCTTGGGTCGCCGTCGCGACATCCTCGGCATCCAGCGTCGCGACCGACCCCAGCCCGAGCACCCCGCGCGCTTGCGCCGGCGCCGTCGCGGACAGCAACGCACCGGCAGCATCGGCCACCGGATGTGCGGCTCCCGTGCTGGTATCGACGATTCCGACGAGTGCCATACACCACCTCCTAAAACAAAAATTACGCCGGTTCCGGCCAGTCGCCCAGTTGTAGGCAAAGCCCGCCCCGCCCCCGGTCCGGAGGAAACATTATCGACTCCGCACAGGAGTGAGAAAGACCCACTCATTGGTTCCAACAGCAAACGCAAGCTCGACCCCGTCCCAGGCCCAGGTCCCTGGCCTTCCAGGAGAGGTAGGCGATTCAGGAAACGGGACCGGAGCCGCGCCGCGATCCGCATCCGCGTAAGTCGTCGCAGACAGCCCGCACGCCATTACGCCCTCATCTGTGACCAAATACGGCTCGCCTGCCGTCATGTCTCCGGATGCAGCGGCATGGTTAAGCTGCGCTCGCGTGCCGCGCTTAATCCGGATGCGAGCCATGCTCAGAAGGTCCCGCCATCGATCACGTCGACCGCCATCGCCATATAAGCGTTGCCGGCATCCTTCGTCAGTGCGATCGACGGCGAACCGCGCAAAATCCCGTCAGAGCCATCGGTTCCCCACAGGTACCCAGCCGCCCCGCCAGACACCACGGAGACCTTTTCATCGGTCGCGCTGACTGGAATATTGAGAGCGGTCCTGAAGGCATTCAGGGTGATTTTCTTTTCCTTTTGCCCCGTTGACGAGGCGTCATGGATCAGCAGCAGGTCTGCCGCGCCATCAACCGCGGGCAGCGTCTCCAGTTGTTCGATGGCGGGAACGATTGGAATCCTGACCGTGGGTGACGTTGCGACGTGCAAGGTCCCGCGGTCAGTGGTCACCAGCGGCTCGCCCAACAACATCCCGCTGTTGGGGAGGTTGGCTTGCAGCCCATTGCGGAGCTTGATACGTGACATTGCCTTATCCTCAGAAAGTCCCGCCGTCCAAGACGCCGGTTAAATGATCTGCCAGAAACGCGTCAGCACGAATGCCGCGCGGGTCATACATCAGCGATTGCATGTCGCCCGCGCCGTGGATCATCGGCGACCACACCGGCTGCCCGTCGGACACCGACAAGGTCCAGCCGTCGGCGATCAGTGCGGCGTCAGGAACCAGGCGGTTGGCGGGCGGGGCAACGGGCGTCGTCAAACCGACGAACTCGGCCCAGGTCAGCGGGGCGCCGGCCGCTGCGGGAACCTGCACGCGCCGCTTCCACAGCGCCGCGCCTTGCCGGACTTCCACCCGGTAATAGGTCTCCCCATGCAATTCGGTCTGGGTCGCGAGCGGAATTGCGACTTCCGCGTCCGTGATCACGTAATGATGCGTGCCCGCGTACAGGGTCGCGTTGGGCAGGTCCGTCACCGGCACCTGCTGGTCAAACGCGTCCACCAGCGTCAGCGACAAGTCGATGCGCCCCGGCGTGGTCGGGCCGCCCGGCAGGATCGCGGGGGGGACAAACACTGTGCGCATCAGGGCTCCGTGATGCGCGCCAGGGCGGCCAGTTGACGGGTGCGTCGGGCGCTACGCCACTTCGATCCCAGGGCGGCCAGCAGTGCGACCAAGGAACTGCCGGCCACCAGCAGGTTCGCGCCGTGATCGGTCAGCGCCGTGACGTGCGCCAGTATCGCGCCGACGTGCGCCCCGGTCGGGCCGTCGGCCATGAGCGCTTGCGCCTCCCGCCAGGCCGGGCCAATCGAGCCCCAGAGGGCGAGGCCGGACGCGACCACCGCCAGTAGCCGGCCGCGCAGCGCCGACAACCACAGCGGGTCTTGCTTCTGCGCCAGCGCTTCAATGACCGATCCAGCCACCTGTCTGGCCGCCGCAACCTGCTGTGCAAATGGGTCAGGGCACATGGTTACGCCTCGTTTTGGCTGAGGACGCCAGCGCCAGCGGCTGGAGCCTGCACCAACTGTTGCGCGAGCGGCGCCGTCGTCGGCCAGTAGGCCCCAAGCAGCCGCTCCCGGCTGATGCGCGCGACACTGACGCGGTCCGACTGGTTGCCGCCGAGCACATGGAACGCGACGCCGTCCTCGCCCGCGTAGAAGCCGACGTGCCCCTGCCAGCCAGAGCGCTTGCCGCGCCAGAACACCAGCACGGACCCCAGGCGGGGCGTCACCTGGCGACCCCAACCGGTCCAGGCGCGGGCGCTCAGCGGGCGGCTGGGCAGCGGCTCATCGGGCAGGGTCGCGCCGATGCAGTGCGCGACAAACAAGCCGCACCACGCCACGTCATCGCCCGAGTAAGGGATCTCTGCCTGCTTGGCCCAGTCCAGAATCACCGGGTTACTGGCCGACCCCGGACGCTCCAGGGTGCCGCGCAGGCGCTGGGCTTCCTGGTACCAGGGCATTCCGGCGGCCACTGCCGCGGCGGACGCGGCCACGCTGGGTTGCCACTCCGGCAGCAGCCGCGCCAGCGTCAGCGGCCCGGCAATGCCGTCCGCGGTCAGCCCCTGGTCCCGCTGGTAGTCGCGCAACGCGCGGATGCTGCGCCGCCCCCAGATGCCATCGACCGGGCCGGGGTTGTAGCCGGCCGCGATCAGGGCGCGCTGCACGACTGCGGGATCCATTTGCTGATCACTCACTTCAGCACCTCGCGTATCGAGGGCATTAGGAATTTGACCGCCGCAACCGTAGACAGCGCGATTGCGACAATCCACGTGGTGACAATCTTCGCGGTGCGCAGGAACCGCAGGCCCTGAACGACCTGCTCCAGGTCTTGCGCAATTAAGTCCAGTGCGCTCTGTTTGTGCTCGATCACGTCAAAACGCCGCTCGATACTCGAAAGCTGAGCGCTCTGTCGATCAAGTGCCGCTTGGATGTGTTTCCGCACCTCCCGCTGCTCGTCGCGGCAGGATTCGAACGCCATCGACGGAACCGTGTCCACGCTCTCAGTAGAGGACATCTAATGTCTCCCAAACAAGTCGAAGAGTCGCAGCACCACACGCCGCGGCAGGGTTCGCCCGCCGTGATGGGCGCGATCCTGCGGGGTCTCCTGAAAAACGAAATACTCGGGGTGTTTGCGCCCGCTGATAGCAAGTCCGGCATTAGCCGGGGGCGCGTCGCCGGTCCAGATCAACCGGCCGTCCAGCCCCACAACGGGGAGCGCAGCCGCCTGATGCATGGCGCCGTCCGCCCACCAGGTCACGCGTTGCAGGCTCAAGATCGAGCCGCGTAACGGGTCACCGGCGCGCAGAATCACCGTGAACGGGATGCTGGAGTCGCGCATCGTCAGCCGATCCTGCGGCCCCAGGTCATAGGCCGGGGAGTCCGCGGGGATCGTCGCGACCTGATCGCCGCTTTCCCACTGCCCGAACTGCGCCCACTCGCGCTGCGCCTTCTGCCCGCTGATCGCGAGCCGCGCCGCGACCGACGCGTCCCAGTACGTGCCCAGGCCGTGGCACTGGGGGCAGGCCGGCAGGGCACCGCCCGACTGCGGGTTACGGCACGGGCAGGCGAACGCCCGGCGCCAGTCCACCGACTGGCCGAGATCATTCAGGAGCGCGTCGAAGGCGGATGGATCAAGCTGCATGGCCCGCAGTGTCGCGTCACGACACGGGGCCAAGGGGAAATTTATCTAGCCGGTCGCCCGCTCCACATACTCAATCCGCACCTGATCATAAACCCACTGGGCGAGGTCGAAACTCTCGCCCCAGCGCGCGCGTTGCGCGTCGCTCGGGGCCACCGTCACCACCCGCACAATGCCCGCCTGGGCGAGTTTGGCCGCGCACCTGGAGCAGGGCGGCATCGGCCAGACGTAGGCGGTCCCGCCGCTCAGGTCACGCTGCGCGAACAGCAAGGCGTTTTCTTCGGCGTGGATCACCAGCGCAAGCTTGGTCTCGCGGTCCTGGAGCTTGTCGGCGTCGTCCGGGACGCCGCGCGGAAAGCCATTTATCCCGGTGGAGAGTATTCTATGTTTCTGGTCTACGATAACGCACGCGCATTTGGTTGATGGATCTTTCGACCACGCGGCAACGGTTCTGCACACATCAAGAAATCTATTGTCCCATTTGTCAACTACGGTTTCCATGTTGCTCCGTTCTTAATAAGTGCGACCGACCTACGCGACACACCATATTCGGTCGCTATTTCTTGGTTACTACGCATGTCGCCCCTTATTTCCGTGGCGGCGGTCATCGACAGCTTTACCCCGCGTTTGTTCCTGTTTTGGTCTGTGTAGGTTGCCCATCTACAGTTTTCCTTGTAGTAACCGGCTGAGTTATCGATCCTGTCCAGCGTCAACCCATGTGGACATTCTCCCATGTCCTCATAGAAGTTATCGAACGAAAGCCATCTTTCACACAGTGTGACTCCTCGCGCTCCGTAGTTTTTGTACGCTGGGTCTGATGTGACAAGGCACCGAACTTTCATGGCGGTCCACGCCCGGTACGTTTTGTCAGCGCGTTGCCCATCTGCTCGCGAACGCATCCCATGTGTTGTTCTTAGGCGCCCAGCACGTGACAAGACATCAAGCATATAGCACCCACAAGACTGCGTATTCCCACTTGTTAGGGAGCCGATGACGACCTCTGTCGTTTTTCCACAGTCACACCTACAGAGCCATCGTCTAACATTTCTTGCGCCAACGCTTGCAACCTGGATCGCAACAAGTCTCCCAAATCTTTGGCCTGATATGTCTTTTGGGATTCCCATTTTTCACCCGACGCGTATGATTTTCGTCGATGGATCTTTGCTCTTGCGCGCCACCAAGGCCGCGAGGTCCAGGCCGTAGTCGCCCCAGGTCACGGGCGCACCGCCCGGAAGAACAGGACGCGCGGGGCGGCCTTGTTCACGTGGTCCAGGTCCGCGCGGAAGGTGCCGGTGTTGCCGATGGCGGATTTGACCGCCGCCGCGTGGAAGGCCACCCAGAAATCGGACATCCCCGCGTTGCGCACCTGCACGCCGTCATAGCCCGCAGCGATCGCTGCCCGCCGTTGCTCAGCCGGGTCACCCGGCGCCAGGTCGGCAATGTCGCGCCCGTTCCAGTGCGCCCCCTGGCCCATGGTGAACGGGGCCTGGATCCGCAGGAACAGCGGCAGTTGATGGCCGCCCTCGTGGTACCAGTGCATATCTGGCAGGGCGCGTCCGGCATACTGCTCGGTATCGGCGGCTACCGTGGCGGTGTAGACCCCGCGCCCGAACAGCCCGTCACCGAGCCGCAGCCGTCCGTCAGCGGCCGGGCCAGGCGGCTGCACCTGGCCGCGATACACCATCAGCGGCTCGCCGTTGGGGTCGCGCACCTGGGACGCGGCGGGCTTGTCGGGTCCGACCAGATCGCCTAGACTCACGGTAACGCCTGACCGTGTAGGGCCGGTAGCAGCCGGATAGCCAAGAGCACCATCGGTGCCGCCCTTGTTCACGGCAGGCGTTATTTCGATATCCGCCAGATGCTCGACCAACGATGCCTTGTGGTCTTTGTAGGCGGTGGAGCGGTCATGCCGCACATCGGCCTTGATCCGCACGGCATATAGCCGCCCGCCAAGCGTCAGACCACCAACGTAGATATCCTGGCCAGCGATCTCCGCGCGATCACTGGGCGCGTAATCGACCGCTTGTGCTGTTTCCACCAGGGACCGCAGGACCGCATAGGCGGAACGTTGCGCCTCCCCCTTACGCTTGAGTGAGTCTTTTAGGCCGCGCGTCGAGAAGCCGATCGGCACGTCGTTACTGCGATTGACCGTAGCCGTCTTGAAGTCCGGGCTTGATAGCAGCCACTTGCGCAACGCCGCTGAATCGTCCAGCGCGACCGGTATTGCGTCGCCGCGCACGGGGACCACGGTCACTGGTGATGCTGGATCGAACTGCCAGTTACCAAACCACCGCTTGAAATTTGGTGTCCGCACCAACACCCATTGCCGCTCATTGAGCTTGGTCGGTGCCCCGTTGGGCGCCTTCAGCCACCCCGACGTGCCGCGGTACTTGGCTTCCACCGCCCGATACTGACGCACCGCCTCGGCGAGTTCGGCCGGCGTTACCTCCGGGTCCCCGGCGTATTGCTTGAGCAACGCGGTCAGCGCGGGGTCGGGCGTGGGTTCAGGGTCAGGATCGGCCGCCGCGTCCGGCCCCTTGACGTGATGGCGCTGCTGATGCGGTGCGTGATAGTGCCCGTGGGTGTCGGTGTACCCGCGGTGCTGGACTTCCTGCGCAAACAGGTCGGTGATGCGGCCCTTGGTGCCGGGCTGGATGGCCTTGAAGAACAGGTAGCGCGGCCCGCGGCCTAGCCCTGAGCGCGATCCTGGCCTTGCTTCACCGCCGCCAACAACCCCGCCATCACGCGCGGATCGCGCTCGGCCTGCTGGATCAGGGCGACCAGAGGATTTACCGCAGGCTTTGAAGAGGTCGTCTTGCGCGGGGGCTTGGCGGTCTTTTTGGTATCGCTCATTGGTATGTCTCAGCAAGGTCTCTTTATCGGGCGGCGGGTCGCCGAACAGCGATCCCTGGTTGGGGTCGCCGGCCGCCCGCACCGCCTCATAATAGTCCAGCAGGAAGGCGCCGATGGCCTTGGCGCTGCGCAGATTGCTGTCGAAGTGACGCAGGATCAGCGACGCCTCGGGTGACATGGCATCACCGAACAGCCCGCCTTGGCGCAGATACTCATCCACCGAGCCGAAGGTCTTGTCCGCCCGCACCTTCGCCAGTGTGGCCGTCGCCGACACGATGTCGGCCGCCACGTCCAGATCGTGCAACCGGCCGGCCTGGACATCGTCGCGCGCCTGGGCAACAGTCGGTGCGAGTTTGACCAGGGCCGCGAGGACGTTGCGCTGTCCGGGGTCCGCGCTTTCCACCATGCGCGCCAGGGTGTCCGAGTCGCCATAGGCGCGGTACAGCACGGCGTTGCGCAGCCGGGTGATGCCTTCCTGCGACAGGTCCCCGTCGGCCGCCTGGAAGGCCGGGCGCTGGGCCACCGGGACCGATGCCAGGAAGCGCCGGATAAAGGGCCGGTTCGCGGCTGTCGTCAAATCCCCATCGTCGGTGATCGCCAGGTCCGAGAGGTCCCCAAGCCGGTCGCCGTCGACCCGCGCCTGCTCCAGCCCGGACATGCGCGCGCCGCCGCCCTCGTTGGATGCGATAGCCGCCTGCTTCACGTCCACGTTCTTGGCCAGCACGCGCACCAAGACCGGGGCTTTCATCTTGCCGACGGCGCCCTCGTCGAGCCCGAAGCGGGCCGCCCGGCGCGCCAGGTCGGCCTTGTACTGATCGGCGCCGCCGTTGCTGTAGGCGCGGCGAATGGCCAAGGTCCGGCCGTTGCCGCCGATGATGGTTTTCCCGTCCTTGGCGAGCACGGGCGCGCCGTAGTCCATCAGGGGCGACTCGGCCAGCAACCGGAATTTCAGGTTTCCCGCCATGGCCGCGACTTGCTCCGACGATGCGGCGCGGGTGCGGTCGCGTAGCTGGTTGTCGGCGGTCTTCTCGGTCGGCGCGAGGTCGTCGGCTTCCACCAGTTTCCAGGCGAAGGGCACGTCTTCGCCGGCGATGTCCAGCACCTGGTCGTCCGGATCGGGGGCGAGCCCGGTCTTGAGCTTGTCGACCAGCGCCTGGTCTTCGGCTTGCTCCTTGGCCGGCAGGTCCGATTGCTTGGCGTCGGTCTCCAGGTGGTCGACGGCTTCTTTGAGGAGGGCGCGGGGGTCGGGGGCGGGTTCTCGAACCGACGCGGATTCCTTGTCGGTTGCCTTCTTCTTCCGCGATGCCTGTGGCGCTGTCTTCTGTTCGGCCTGCCCCGCCTTCGCCTCCTCCTGCGCCTTCACCTTGGCCTTCAGTTCCTCCTGCTGCCGCGTGATATTCGCGTGCAGCTGGGTCATCAGCGCCTTCTTGTTCGCGTGGAACACCGACCCGTCATGCAACCCCAGGTCACTCGCCAACTGGTGGGCGTCGCCGTGGCTCAGGTCGTGGAAGGCTTGCAGTGCTTCCGTCGTGTGCCCGTGGGCGAGGTTCTGCCGCACATGCTCCTTGCGGTGGTTCCAATGGGCGAACTCCATCCCCCCGGTCTTGGTCGTGCGCTTGTCGCTGTAGGAGTCCACCCAGACCTTGGCGCCGGTCTTCTTGTTGGCGCGGTAATGCCCATGGATGTAGGCCTTGACCAGGGTTGCGAGATCGGGGGCTCTGTGGGGGAAGAACAACAACAGCGGGATGGATTTTTCCAGCGCCCGCTTCGTCGCCCGCTTCGTCGCCCGCAAGCGAGGATTCAGCCCGTCGCCGTCGTCATACCAATCAGGATGCTTCTTGGCGTACTCGTTGAGCGCCTCGCGATACTTGTTGTCGTTGGCTTTCATTGGTCCGCTGATGATGGCGTCGGCCTCATCCCGCTTGGCTTGCGAGCCCGCCGGGTCGGTGATGAAGTTAAGCCCTCGCTGGAGCTTTGACACCCGATAGCCCAGGTCCGCCTGATCGGGGATGATCTCGGATCGCGTCGGCTCGTTACGCTTGACGATCTCACGTTCCATCCCATCGGCCATGGCGCCGAACACTTGCCCGGCAACCGTTGCGTCTTCTCCGCACAGATAGGCGACGCCTTCTTCTTGCGCGAACTCGCGATCCAGTTGGACGTTGTGACGCTTGGCAATCGCCATGTAGAGCGCAACAGCGCTGTACTGGCCGCCGTCAGCACTGACGTGAAGCCCTGCCTCGCGCGCTGCGGTGGAGTAGCCGCTGCCGATCATCAGGTCGATTTCAAGCATCCCCTTGAGCGTCGTCGGCAGGTGCTTGCCGTCGGCCGCGTAGCCCTTGACCCGCTTCAGCATCTTCTTGATCTGATCGGCATCTATCTGCTGGAAGGTGTCCTTTTCGCCGCGTGACGTTGCCCACTTTAACATCCGCTCGCCATCGCCTTCGATTCGCGTCAGCACTTGCTCGACGGCATCCCGCGCCATGCCGGGCCGGCGACTGTCCCCGTAAAGCTCGCTCCACGCCAGATGCACCAGTTCGTGGCGCATACTGTTCAGGGTCGGCTTGCGGTCCTCGATAAACTCGATCCGCATCCCGTTGACGGTGAGTGCCGCCGCTGACTCGTAGGCGCCGCGCATGTGGTCGGGGACGCCTTCATAACTGGTTCGGTGGACGATCAGCGCGTCATGTCCGATAGCCGCTCGGTAGTCGAAGAAGCCGCGCATTTCCGCGGGTAGCCCGCCAAGCGTCTCGGTCAGCGTGCCGACGAACTCCGGGCTCCACGCATTGTCGGATGATCGTTTGCGGAGCGCATCAACGGCTCCGGCACTGTATTTGCCCTCAAGAGCATCCCAATGATTGGGCTGCCGGGCGGAATCTTGACCCCGTGCTTGCGCTCCAGTGCCTCTAATTGCGCTTGTTTGGCTTGCAGAATCTTGTCCATCGGTGGCTCCTTGTTGGCGCTTGATGTCGATCTGGTCTACACTTTGGTCAGAGGGCTTTGTTTTGCTGCTGGCGGCACGTGATGCAGGCACCGTGGAATCCGGGGCACCAGCAGGGGCAAGGCCCTTGTTCTTTTCCCACCAGGCGTCCAGGCCCTTGGCGGTCCCCTTGAAGTAGGTCACAACGTTGAGACGTTGCCCCCGATTGCCCCCGGCATAGGCCAGCACGGCGCCGTAGCCCGTTGCATCCGGCTCAACCCGCCGCACGACAATCCTGGGGGTGCGTGGGTCTCCCAGCGCCCGCCCCGGTGCCGCGTCATCGAAACGATTGGTCACGAACGGTAGCCGCGACCAGTCGGCCGCAGACAGGTCGGGATGGTTGCGCTGTGCATGTACTATGTTGCTGGCAACCAGAACCTCCACAGACCCATCGACCAGCAGCCCGGTCTTGTCCGACAGCCGTACCGCGGCGGCTTGGCCGATGCGCCCGATCAGCAACCGGGCGGGAACATCGGCGTCAGTGAGAACGGCCCCCGCGTAGTTGGCGACCGCCTGTCCGCGGTGCATCAGTTCGATCTCGCTGATCTCGCTGCCGGACTGCCGCACGATCTTGACCGGCTTATTTCCCACCGTCCCCGCCGCCTTCTTCTCCGCCCACTTTGCGCGCTCAGCCGCCGCCAGGGCGGCTTGCATCGCCTGCCGCTTGTCCGCGAGTTTGCCGTGAACGGCTTCCATGAGGTCTTTCTTGCTGGCGTGCTGCTCACCCGCGTGCAACCCGAGTTCCCCGGCGAGCTGGTGCGCCTCGTCGTGCCCCAGGTCGTGAAACGCGTGCAACGCCTCGCGCTGCCGGCCATGGCCCAGATGGTGCTCGAAATGCGCCTTGCGCG